TGTAAGGGGGATAAAACGAATTGTACAAAATCAGAATGTTATTCAAGCCTGATGTTTAGCAAGTTAAGTGTAGATAGCGGAATAACGAATTGCACGATATATTGAATTGTGCTTTAATTGTGGTTTAATTTCAGGCTTTGTTTTCATTGCGTTCTGGCGCTGTTCTTTAATTTGGATTAAAAACACTGCTGAATAAGCCCACAAACACTACAAAATAAGCTCTTTTAGACGTTTATGCTGTTTTACTCGCCCTTCAATAGAGGGCTTTTTTTATGCCACTTTTCATGCTGATAACTTGTGTTTTGTTAATTCCCATGTTTAGAGCAAAATGAATTTTTATATGAATATGGGATATAACAGGGGAACAACAGGGGAAATAAATGTTTGATTTTGTACATTTATTATATAATGTATAAAGTATTATGATTTACTTTGTAGTAGCGAAAAACTCATAATACTGTACCGTTAATCAGTATAACATAAAAATAAAATCAATTGTAATGTATTGATTGTCAGCCACATGTTTTAAAAAGTGAAATATGATTGGCTTGGGATTGCGCGCGCGTAATTATTCAGAATGCAGCATGTTATTTAGTTAACGCCCAGTCCCATGGTTACCATGTACCTTAGACTTATCTCTCTTTCCTTCTTTGTCGGTCTCAAGTTTGTGCTTCAATAGTGCATTTTCGCCTGCCAGGTCTCGAATCATTTCGAGTGCGTCTTTTGTGATGGTGTAAGTTGTTGGTTGTTCTTCCATTAGTGTTGCACCTGGTATCTCTGGTGCTTTTAGCTTCTTTTTATCAGCATGCATGATCATTTCACCTTCTCCGAGAATTAACCAGCGTGCATTTATGTCCTCAAATGCGGATAATGTTTTCTCAATTATCTCAAATGATGGATTAGAACCTCTCGATCCAACGATGTTTTCAACAACAGAAGACGAAACCCCAATTTTTATTGAGAATTTCCGCTTGTTCCCATCTGTGTAGAAATCAATTAGTTGTTTGTATCTGGACTGTATTGTCATGCCTAAAATATGCTCGTCTGTAAATAAAAAGTTACAAATGCGCTTGTTATATAAACAAAAGCGCATATATTTGTTGTCAGTTACCGCAACAAAATAAGCAAATAACAATGAAACACCAACAGGTAAAAGAAATCAAGGATAAACTCCCTCATGGTGCTTACGGGATAATAAGCAAAATGGTTGGCGAAAAATATAAGCCTCGCACTATTGAGGCGATGTTTAGAGATCCGGATCTTCCTTCCTCCAGAAAGATGAACGAAGATGTTCTCAATGCCGCACAGAAATTAATCGAAACTATAAATCCAAACTTTGAAATTTATGAAAACAACTAACCTGTCGCTTGCCGCAATCACATTTGTGTTATTTATAGGCGCGATTCTATGTGTACTTATTGCACATGCATGGTGGCATTTATTGACTGCATTTGGATTCGGAACGCTTACGTTGGCTCTTTACAACGACTTCAAGCTAACGAAGCGTAGCTCATTGCTACAAAAAGAGAAAACAGAGAAGGCAAAAGCCTACACTGACGCCAGAGCGATCAGCTCAATCTAATCATCCTTAAAGTAAGAATGCTGCTTTTGGCAAACTGCCTAAAGCTGGTTTTAATTGACCCAAATGACACCTTACGAATATCATAACGACATACTAGGAGTTCAAGCTAGATACCTGATAGAAGGGAGAGACGCAATTGCGGATAGCTTGAGGTTGATAGGTGATCGTGGTTTGAGGATGCGGATATCGAAAGGCTACATTAAGCGATTGCGGGCAAACGGACCCGGAACACCCATGCTGGTGACATGGATTAGCTTGCCGCCGGTATGGCAGCGTCAGCTTATTGAAACATTCGGAGAGCCAGCAAAACAATTGAAACAAAGTTGGTTTGAAAAACACTACGAGCGAGATCTGGAAGCACTTGATTACTATTTGTCGTACCGACTTGAGGACTCGAAGCCGCTTCCTGATGATGTGATTGAAGAATATACGATCAACGCTTCGGTGTTGAATACGGTTGATAAGGTGTACAACAATCGCTACGCACTTCGGAAAGCAATGCGTGGAGCAGTGAAGGACATCTGGACAATTGTATCGAACGAATGTAACCGGTTTAAGGACGTTTGGCCGCATACATTGCCAACAAACCCGGCAAGCTTACGCAGAAAACTGCGGCAGTATAAAAACGAAAGCTATGCGGCGTTGATACACGGGAACTGGTGCAATAAGTCTGCATTAAAGGTTGACGATAGTGTAATGAGCTTACTGAATGCCATGTTTGCCGATGTAAAAGAAAAACCAACGGCAACCGAGGTAAGCCGCCGGTACGAAGGGTTCTTGACTGGCTATGTTGAAGTTTACAGCAATGAGACTGGCGAAAAATATGAGCCTGCGGGATTCCCTAAACTATCATCGGCAACTGTAAAAAGCTACTTGGCTAAGTGGGTGAATAAAGCAGCAACGCACACCCTTCGCTCGGGAGACAGACAGAAGTGGATCAATAAATTCAAACCGCACCATTCGTTGAGCCAGCCGAAATACTCCGGCTCTATAATTTCAATTGACGACCGTCAACCTCCATTTGAGTATGCCCCAGGCAAGCGTGTTTGGTTCTATAACGGAATTGACCTTGCCAGTGAAGCGATTACTGTTTGGGTTTACGGAACAACGAAGGAAGGAATCATTGATGACTTTTATCGGCAGTTAGTTCGAAACTATACCGCTTGGGGTGTTGCGTTGCCAGCAGAGTTGGAGGGTGAAATGTCGTTAAACTCGAAGTTTTTGGACACGTTCCTTCAGGAAGGTAGCTTATTCCAATACGTGCGCATTGAGGCAAATAACGCTCGTGGTAAACGAATAGAAGCCTACTACAACCAATTGCGTTACGGCCTAGAGAAAGGCCGCGAAGGCTGGATTGCCCGCCCGTTCGCAATATCAGAATCAAATCAAGCAGGGCCACGACAGGTACCACTGGTTCCAAAGGAAGAAATCATTGCCGGATGCTTGCAGGATATACAGACATGGAACAACATGGAGCACTCGAAAATAAAAGGCAAAAGCCGGTGGGAGGTGTTCATGGAAAACCAATTGCCAGACCGCAAACCTACCAACTGGCGTGCATTCTTACCGTTCCTCGGATACAAGACAGAGACATCGTGCAACCTTGGTATCATCAAGTTAAAAAACAGGCAATACCTGCTTGGCAACGATGGAGAGTATGCCTACTCTGATCGCTTAATCAGGCTTATGGATCAGACCGAAGGTCAGGATGTTGATGTGTATTGGCTTGATGATAACTCCGGCAATGTAATTAAAGCGCTGGTTTACCTGAAGGGAACAAGCCGATTTGTTTGTGAGGCGATACTTAAGCCGGAGTACACCCGTGCAAGAGCCGAGCAAACGCCAGCCGATGATGAAGCTCGCACGGCTATGAGCAAATATGTTGCTTCGGTGCAAGGGTTCATTAACCAATCGAAAGCGAAGGTTGATAAGATTACCGCGATCGACAACCGGCCAAAGACAATCAATAACAGCTTTAAGATAGACGATTTCGGCATGTTTAAGACGCGCCGATCTCAGGAAATGCCGGAGTATGATGATGCAGAGGTTCTTCCTGAGCCTGACGAATTTGATGATGAATTGTACCGACTTGAAAACACGCATAAAAAACAGTTAAAAGATCGATTCTAATAATTAAAAGCAATCTATTATGGTATTTCTAACACGAGATTTTAAACAAAAAGTTGTAAAAGTAATGCTATCGAGGCGCGAATTGTACGATGGCCCAGATGCTTCTTTTGCTAAGTCGCTTGGTCTGGCGGCTTCAATTTACACCCGATTAAAGAAGGGTGAAACAGACCGGATACTACGAACGTCTCAATGGCTTGAGCTTGCTCAGTATCTTGATGTTGAAATTGAAAACAGGTCATGGAGAACAGCCCGCACTGATGTATTCAATGCAATTGAAGAAGATATCATGTTCTGTAAAAGCAACGCAAAGAGCATGATTTTCGTTGACGACTGCGGAATTGGCAAAACCTACACAGCCAGATATTTGGCAAAAACAGTTCGCAATTGCTTCTATGTTGATGCCTCGCAGGCAAAAACAAAGGGTGCATTTATCAGGCTTGTTGCCCGCACGATAGGTGCCGATTCGAAGGTTATTTATCGTGAAGTAAAAGAGTCGTTGAAGTATTTTATCAAAACACTTCAGAAGCCGATCATTATTATCGATGAAGCAGGCGATTTGGAATATGGCGCTTTTTTAGAGCTGAAAGAGCTCTGGAATGCAACAGAAGGTTACTGCGGCTGGTACCTGATGGGTGCCGATGGGTTACGAGCGAAAATTGAACGTGGCATTAGCAACCGCAAGGTAGGTTATGCAGAAATCTTTAGCCGCTACTCAGAAAAATTCACAACGATTGTCCCGCGCGAGAAGTCGGAAAGAAACAGATTCTACCGAAAACTGATTGTTGACACGCTTACTGCGAATAACTGTCCTGTAGACCAAGTAAATGAAATCGTCAGGCGCTGTATGACAAACGACTCCAGTTTTACCGGAGGGCTTCGAAGAGCCGAATCGCTTTTAATTCTCCAAAAACCAATCGAAAAAACAATCAACCAACCAGCCAACTAAAAACAAACAACCATGAGTACTCCGTCTTTAGAACAAACAACAACACAACGAAAAACCGCTTCCTCCAAACAAGCAACGACCCGTATTCATTTCGAGAACCGCAACCAAGACCTGATCTCTATCGATGTTGACGAATCAGGTGAAGTTATTGAGTGTCACCCGAACCACCTTCAGATCTGGAAAGGGCGTTTTATTGATCTTGAAACATGCACTCCCGGCAACTACCCCGATTACATTGACCTGCGCTTAGGGCGCGATACCATGAACTACCGCGTAATGGAAGTTGAACAAATTAACCGGGAGGAATAGGCTATGAGAAAGAGAATAACATTCACTCCCTCAAAAAACGGACAAGCACGTGATTTTGATTCATGGATTGTAGATCAGTACGACCGCGTAATTAAAACCGAACCACACAATGTGGCTGCGTTTGTCGATTGCGTTGTAGATCCGCGAACACTGGCTGTAGGCAAGCGCCTCGAATACATTCACCCGCGCTTAGGCATAGGTGGTATTAAATGGCCGGTTGAAAAAGTAGAGGAGGTATTGCCATGAAACGCAGCCTAACTGTAAAAAACCTTTACGACAAGCGAACCGGAGCAACCGTTGAATTACAGAACCCGATTTTGTTGAGTGCAATCGGGAATGCCGAAAAAAGAGGCATTTGGCTGATATATGGCTACGAAAAGAACGGAAAGACATGGTTTACGCTTCAGCTTGCCCGCGACTTGGCCGCTACCGGAAAAGTAGCGTACATCAGCGCAGAGGAAGGAACTGACGAGTCGTTCAGGTTGGCATGCAAACGTGCCGGAATAACGCCGGATACCCGAATAACATTCGATGAATACATATCGGTTGAAGAGATTATTGAGAAGTTCTCGAAGCCCCGACAGCCCGATGTCATTTTCATTGACAATCTGGTTGTATATCAGGACGAATTGAGCGGGTTGGGAATACGCCGGTTGAGTGAGGCTTTGCCAAACAAGCTGATTATTTGCGTAGCTCACGAGGAACGAAAAGACCCTTACCCTGCAGCAGCACGAATGGCGAAGAAGCTAGCGAAGGTTTATGTGCAAGTGAAGGGACTAAAAGCCTTTGTTGTATCACGCTATGCTCCACAAAGCGGCGAGATTATCATTAGTGACGACCTCAGTGAAATGTATTGGGGGGTAGAACAATAACAGCTTACAGTTATGAATACAACACAAACAACAACCCACGCCCGACTGCTGAAGAAGTACCATACACTCTGTAGTAAGCTTGGAATGACAAAGGAACAAAAGGACGATGTTCTTACAGCCTACGGAGTTGGTAGCAGCACGAAGCTTACGGTGCAGCAGTTGGAAGAGATTACTGCCAAGCTGGAATCGATTAGTAAACCAAAGCAAGCCGATGGCGACAAATGGCGCAAACGATTAATAGCGGCCATTGACGGTTGGTTGCGGGCTTTGAATCACGAACCAACTATTGACCAGATTAAGCGGATAGCCTGCCGTGCTGCCGGAGTTGAAAGCACACGGTTTAATAATATCCCCAATGATCGCATGCGGTCGCTCTATTACGCCTTCAGTAAAAAATCGAAGGACTTAAAGACCGTTGATCTGCTAACCGCTGCAGAACTGGACATACAAGCGCATTTAAACTAAAAATCAACATAATGGGAGCAAATCGAAAATACCACTTAGAGCGTGTTGTAGAAATGCAGGACTACGTACTGGAGCTTCAGGGAGAACACCCTGGACTCCCTTATACCAAAATTTACTCGCAATACATTCGGCAGCGATTCAAAATAAGCTACTCAACTTACAGAGTGTGGCTTGGCACACCAGCAAAAGCACAGCTGAATAAGATTGTAGGTCAAGAAAATAAAAAGAAGCAAACAACTAAAAAACAGGTTAAATGACACAAAAGATTTGGCAAGACGAGAGTGGTGTTGTTATACCGGCAAACCGGATAACACCCAGCGAGAAGCTACGCGAACGCACATGCGAGAAGCTTCTGAAAGAGGCATTGAAAGTAAACAGTAAGCTTGAAGAGTTGAAGATCCTGTTCAGTGAACTGTCTGACGAAGTGTACAATGCCGTAATGGAAGAAAATGGTGTGAACACCGATGAGCGTAAAGGCTATTTCACCTACTACAACTTTGATCGCTCGATTAAGGTGCAGGTTGACATTAGCGAGCGCATTGAGTTTGACGATGCCCTGATAGCCGTAGCAAAAGGACACCTCGATGAATTTATTACAAACGCAACCGGAACAGCGATTGACGGGATGATCCGCGAAATGATTAACGATGCCTTTTCGACATCTCGCGGTAAGCTCGACACCAAAAAGGTACTGAACCTGACCCGCTACCGAAGCCGGGTTGATTCAGCCAAGTATCCAAACTTCCACTTAGCGCTCGATGCGATTGAGAAAGCAATACGCAAACCATCGTCAAAACGGTACTTCCGAATATTTACGAAGGATGGCGATAAGGAATACGAGGCTATAAACCTGAACTTCTCTGCAACATAGGAACATAACCAATAATCAGCCCCGGTAATTGAGCCGGGGCAATTAAAAAAACAAAATGGAAGAGTTTATAGCAAAGGTAGCGAGAATGCGAAGGATGCAGAATAAATACTTCGCCACAAAAGAGCAACAATACCTGATTGCATCGAAAGAAGCCGAGCGACAGGTTGATGATGAACTAAACAGGCTGGGACACCCACCTGTATGCGCCGAGGACAGACAGGAACAACAACGATTATTCTAATACAAACGAGCATGAAAAAAATAGATACAACTTCAGTTGTGATAGGCTTGGTGTGCTTGTCGTTCCTGTTTTGTGGAATGAAGCTGAACGGGCACATCGCTTGGTCGTGGTGGCTGGTAACCCTGCCGGTGTGGGGAAGCATTGCGGCATTCGTTATTGCCCTATTGTTCGTAGTTGGTGGCATTCTTATTCACCGGGCGAAAGTGAAACGCCGAATGCGGACAACGAGAATGAACCTTTATAAATAAGCGCCCCCTGCCGGACTGCAATCCAAACAAGGGGCTGGTAATAATTAAAAACAAAGCAAAGTTATGCAAACATGGTTTGAAGTAAAATCGCAGTACGTTAAGATTGATAACAACGGGCGCGAACGAAAAGTAACCGAAACCTACCTGATTGATGCCGTATCGTTTACCGATGCCGAAGCTCGAATTGTAGGTGAACTGCAAAAGATTATCCGTGGCGAGTTTCAAGTTAAGGACATTAAGCAGTCGAATGTGATTGAGATATTCCCTCACGACAACGGCGAATGGTGGTATAAAGCCAAGATCTCGATTGTGACCATCGATGAGAAAGCTGGACGGGAACGCAAGGTGAACAACTATTTCCTAGTACAGGCCGATGACATTAAAGAAGCACTGAAACGGCTTGAAGAAGGAATGAGCTACATTCTGGTGCCATGCCACACTGTTGGCATTAACCTAACGTCAATTGCCGATATCTTCCCCTATTTTGGAGAACGGCAAACGGTTGAAAAAACCGAAAATGCACCTTCCGAAGAACCCGAAATCGCTAATTCTAGACCGGAAAGCGCATCAAGCCAATGGGACGGAACAGCCAGGTCCAAATCAACGATTGAAGAAAGCAAGGATGAAGATCTACCGGATGATTCTATTTTGGAATATCCTTCTGTTGCGGAGCAAAAAACAACACTAAAGGATTTGTATTAAACACTCTACCCGGCACCGACAACCAAGTGCCGGGTATTTCACCTACCCAAACAAACATGAAATTACGAAACCACGAACAGTGGCACATATGCAAGGCGTGTGGCCACGAATACGACATGCGATTGATGTTGGGCATGTGCCCGCAATGCGGAAAGGAGGCCAACAAATGATTATAGCGATTGACTTTGACGGAACGCTTTGCATTGACCGATACCCGCAAATAGGAGTTCCGGCTCCAAACGCCGTTGCTACAATGAAGCAACTGGCCGAAGATGGGCACTATTTGATTATAAACACGTGCCGCGAGGGCGACCTGCTGGTAGATGCAATCAATTGGATGCTTGAACGAGGCATTCCATTTAACCGGGTAAACGACAACCACCCCGAAGCGACAGCCAAATATGGAAGCAATGCACGAAAGGTATTTGCAACCCTTTACGTTGACGACCGCAACATTGGAGGCTTCCCGGGTTGGAGTGAAGTGTACGAGGCCGTAAAAGAAAAAGAAGAACAACTCAAAAACGAACAGCCATGACTGTTTGCTTAGCCGGCCACATATCGGTATATGCAGTCCCGGGTGTACACAGAATAGAGATAAGAGACGTGCGCATTATTGAGGCTATTGAAAAGGTAATGAAAGTAGAATACGAGCAAATGACACAGAAAAAGCGAGATCGAGAATTGGTTCTTTCCCGCCAGTTATTCTTCTACTTTATGCGGAAACATACCACTATTTCACTCGGAGGTATTGGCCTCTACTTCAATAAAGATCACGCCACAGTACTCTATTCAATCCGCGCTGTTGAGAACTTGCTGGAAACAGATAAAGGCACACGGAAACTTGTAGCCGAAATTGAAGCAGAAATCTTAAACAACAACAAATGACCGAAATTACCTATAAAGAACTGATTGCCATTCGGAATAATTTGCCCAATGGCGCACAGACGGCAATTGCAAAAAAATGCGGCCTTTCGTGTTCCACTGTTTCAAAGGTGTTGAACGGGAGCAGACCAAGCACCCATAAAACAACACAGAATGTGATAGCTGCTGCTCGATGCTACAAGCGAAAACGCCACGTTCCGGTTAAGCGTACCGACCTGTTGAATCTATTGCCGTGGGGAGCTGAGAAACGTATTGCCGAAACGCTAAAGGTGGCATCAAACACAGTGTACAATGTGCTTCATGGAAAACAATCGCAAATAACAGGTGTAGGAAAATCAATTATTGCCGAAGCCACCCGTATTGCAAAATTAAAATCAACGGCCAATGAGTAGCATTGATATACACATGGTATCCGAGCACGCTGTTCTCCGTTACATTGAGCGGAACAAGCGTGTGATCTGCGAGATTGAGGAGAACATAGTGCAGCAGATCCGGGAGGGGGTCGATGTTAGGCCACGTAACCCCATCTCGAAAAAGTCGCAACCCGTAGGCAAGCCAGCACGGTATGTAAAGTGCGGAAAGCTGGTGTTCGTAATCTCTCACGAAGGCGTTGTAATCACAACGTTGAAATACGACTACCAACAATTTGTAAAAGTGAAAAGCGAATAATATGAAACCAAAACTATATAAGATTGATGCCGATGAAGAGCGGTATTGGGTTGCCAGTATCCTGTCTGAGGAAGAAACTAAAGAAGCCTTTTTGAAAGAAATAGAATTAAACGCAGAGTCGATCGCTGAAGTTCCTGAAGAAGAATGGGCGAAGATAACTATTCATATGGATGAGGACGATGAGGCGACAGGCGAACGGATTGTTACAAACGCCAAAGAGCTTGTTTGTCCCGTGATGAATGAAAAGTACCCAATTGATATCATTGCTTCAACTGCGTGGTTTGAAGGCTAAATAAATGCAACCATTTTGTTGGGCTAACAAAATGGTTGCAACCCTATTAAAACAACATTTAAATCGAATTGAAATGCGAAAGAAATCATATCCAACCTGGACTGATCAGTTTTGCGGTGCCGGAGGCAACTCGCAAGCCATACGCCGGGTATCGAATAAAATGGGTGGAGGCATGGAAGTTAAACTGGCGATGAATCATTGGCCTGTTGCCATTGAGACACATAATACCAATTTCCCCGAAACCATCCATGTTTGTACCGATGTTTCAGCCTGCGACCCTCGCCGATACCCATCAACTGATGGCTACGTTGGCTCACCTGAATGTACAACACATACACCAGCCGGTGGTAATAGGCATGTACGCAATACGGGGCAGTTTAAACTTTTCGACCACAGACAAATTGACCCTGCAACTGAACGCAGCCGCGCAACCATGTGGGATGTTTGCCGGTTTGCAGAGTACCACGATTACAACTTTCTTGTTATTGAGAACGTAGTCGAGGCCAAAACGCGCTGGTCGTTGTTTGACGTGTGGCTTCAGGCGATGCACAAGCTTGGATACAACCATCATATCTGCTACTTCAACTCAATGTTTTTCCCGCCGACACCACAAAGCCGCGACCGAATGTATGTT